CATTTGGTCGCTGTACTCGTATCGGTGTCGTTAAGATGCCTTCTGACGCAACTCAGGCCGAATTGGTCTACGACCAGCGTATTTAAGGAGAAGGAATCATGTCTAACGTATCAAACGCCGTAAAGCAGAGAATCATCTCTGAATACATCAAAACTCCTCAGGGTCGTGCGAAGCTGGCTGCTTCTATGACTCAGCCACTGCGTACTCGTCGAGATTACACCTCGGTTGGCCGTAAGACCTTCTTGGTCGAGCAGCTTCCCGATGGCGCTCTCCCGATTTACGACAAGGACCCTGACGTAACCGCGTATGTGGTTGGTGAAGAAGGTCAGAACATTCTGGCTGTCACCAAGCCTCGTCGTGTTATTTTCCCACTGTTCGAGATTGCATCGAATCCAGAGATTCCGCTGACTCAGATCAAGGAACGTCGCTTCGACCTCATCGAGCGTGCTCAGGATCTTGCCCGTGCGCAGATCCAGGCCGCCGAGGACGAGCGTGTGTTCGCTGTTCTGGACAGCATTGCAACCACTGGCTTCGACAGCCTCCCCGGTCAGACCAATGCAGATATCCCTGTCATTGCTCCTCTGAGCGGCGCTGTCCTTGCGGATGCTTACTCGCTCATCGAGCGTCACGATCTCCGCGTTGCTCGCGTTTACATGAACGCACGAGACTACGCAGATATCCGTAAGTTCGGTAGAGACATCCTGGACATCGAGTCCCAGGCAACACTGTTGAAGACCGGTCTCCAGGCTACCCTCTGGGGCGCTCAGGTCATCACCAGCCGTCTGGTTCCCGTTGGCACCGTTTACGTGTGCTGTGAGCCAGAGATGTTCGGACGTATCCCCGTTCGTACCGAGCTTACCGTTCTCTCCGCTGACGATCCGAAGGCTCGTACCATCGGCTTCAGTGTGTTCGAGAACTTGGGTATCGGGGCATATAACCCCCGTGGCCTCGCTCGCTTGAGCATCGCTCGCTAAGAGTAACCAGGATAAACCCTGGAAATAAGCCCCCCGTGGTCCTTTGGGTCACGGGGGGTTTTCTTTTAAAGTTTTATTCGTTCAATAAATCTTTCTAGTAGTCGAGTCCTCCTATAGTTCGATTTATAGGTTTGCTCGGTAATGTAATCCTGAGGGTCACACCCCCGGTCCATATAAATGTGTAAGGAGTCCCACAATGGAATTTAAGACAGGCGAATTTCAGACGTTTCGAGCCACCACCCGAATCCATCTCGGCAAGCTAGAGAAAGACATTCAAGAGAATGATGTGTTCTCTTTTGACGGTATGACCGTTAGATATGCGGGTGATGAGTTTGCACTTTCTACTTTAAAGGGTGCTGTTAAAGCTGGTTGGGTTGTCTTGGCAGAAGACACCGAATCCACCTATGTGCCAGCATCTTCGAACATTAAAATCCGACCTGCGCAATCCGCTGACGGCACTCGTGGTGAGCCAATGGCTGTAGAACAGGCCGCAGATGAAGAGCGTGTCGTAGGTACAGTGGGTAAGACTTCCAATACGCAGACTGAGGCTGCCGCTAATCCTGCGGAAGGCACTCCAATCCGTCGATTGAAGAACGCTGCTTCCACTAAAACTCAGATTACAGACTCTAGTTCTGTTAATCGTGAGATTAATCGTCTGGATAACACCGGCCCTTCGGCCAAGGTAGAAGACATTAAGACAAATGTTGGAACCGCTACCGGAGACGTTGAGAATCCTATTACGGGTAGTGAGTTGTCAGATCTTCTTCCTAATGCTGCTTCGGCCAAGAAGACAGCTAAGAAGACAGGCAGCAAGGTAGCTACGGTGAATGTTGGTGGCTCAGACCTGAATTGGGATATGAGCGGTCACTGGCGTACCCGAGTTAGCACTATCATCAATAACTACGGTGATAATAAGACGGCGGTAGACGCTATTTTGTCTGTTGAGTCAGATGGGGTGAAGAAGGCTGTTACCAAAGCATTGGGTAAATAACCTATTCGATCTCACTACTGATTCAATCGTTGCACCATGATAGAAGCCATGAGTGCTTTGGATGGAGTTTAGTACGTGAAGTCGGACAATAAAACAGCAAGTAGTCAAGCAGCTTGGGCCTTACTTACGGAGGGTGTGACCTCCGCCCGTATTGAGGGCCATCGTATTCGCCATCTGGTGAATCGGCTGCTTGCTGTTGTTAACTCCTCCTCTCCCGAGGACAGGGAGCGTCTATTTGCTACGTTTGGCGATGTTTTAGTAGCCCTTCCAGATCGCTTGGACCAACTTGAGTCCGTCTTAGATAAGACTTCCTACGCCCTTATTAAGATGGGTGATGAATTTATGCGCCCTCGACTCCCTCTTTCAGATCGGACTGAAGTTGAAGAAGCTGTTCACGCTGTTCAACCTTTCTCATCGGCGCAATCAAAAGGTTCGGATAAGCCACCTTCCGCAATGGATAATGTGGTTAATCGGTATCTTCGTCAGAAGGTGAAGAATGAAAAACCGGGTGGCTGATAGATGGCTGTCCCGTAAGGCTTACACCCGTCAGGTTGTAGACCAATTTGGGGTCCAGACCTTCACCAACGAAGATAACCAGAAGGCTATCCCCACAAGGAATCGGTCTGAGTTTGATTATCAGAAGAGAGAGTTAGGGCCGAGCGCTCCTGATAACAGGCAGCAGGTTCTACCTATTAAGCCGGAGTTCAGCAAACACCGGACAATTACAGTTCCTTATCCAGGTCAGCAGCCCGCTTCCCCGGTTGTTAACGCTCCAGGTGGATCAGGGAGCGCCCCTGATGGGAAATCCTTATCGATTGATAAGGTACGCACCAAAGGGATACCTGGGGAGGACTATGGCCATCCCTCCAACGATTCTGGGACAATGGTCGGACCTCGCCGTAAGGACCATCGAACAAGCGAAGAAGTCGAAGAGATTGAAGGGGATGAGATATTAGCTCGCGTGAGAACGAATTATGTCCCCACCTCAGAGCAGAGGCAGAAGGTCCAAAAGGGAAAGCAGAAGAAGATCGATAACCGATGGTACAAGAAGAATCGAACCAAAGCTAAGATACGAGCGAAAATCTATTGGATGCGGAATAAAGCGAAGCAGTGGTATAAAACCCTCCGACAAAAATATAGAGATAATCCTCTTCGCTTTAAGAGAAAACCCGCAGGTGGTGAGAGTAGTCAGAAGGATAGAAGTCGAAAGGTAAGAGAAGAGCTTAAGAATACTGGTAAAAGCACTCTTACGGACCGTAAGTCTCCTTCTCATAAGGTTAATCCTACTAGAGAGATATCTGGAGATCCTCCCGGACCCAAACCTTCGAATAAGCCGGATCAACCTGCGAAGAACCCCGTGGGTAGACCGCCTAACCCAAAAAAGCCGGAGCCCCTGAAGAATCCTGTGGGTAGACCGCCTAAGAATAATATTATCTTAGAAAACAAAAAGAACCCTGTGGGTAGACCGCCTAAGAACAATAAGCCGTCTGGCTTAGGCAAGCGTTCGGCATCGGATGTCGAGGTCCCCGAGTTCTTTTTCTACTATTCAAAGCTGGATTCAGTAGGACGCTTTTTTAGCGTTGATGTGGATGCGGACGAGATTCTTTTTGATGTTCCTTCCGGAGCAGAGTTCAGCATTTCTGTTGAAGACTTTCTTTCCGGCGGGGAGATTATATTTTTGAATGAAGAAGATATAGACCGGGCATTTAGTTATTTGGATTACGCGTATGGCGTCGATGTTGATAAGCCCTTTTTAGATCTACAGTTTGATCCAGAGGTTGACCAAATCGAAGGCCAATTGGAGGAGACATCTCCAGAGCGGGTCGCTGAAGTTTTCTTACGTGATCAGAAAAAGCCTTCTCGATTACAGCAAAATCTAGAACGCATAAGAGATAATGGGAAAGGTACTCCCGGAGCAGAGGATGACCATATCCCGGATTTTGATGGGCTACAGTCATGGGTTACTCCAATGACGGCCCCGCCTGGATTGACTAAGGAGCGGGACAAACAGACCCCTGCTATGTCAACTCCAGCGCCGAATGTCATGTTTAGTCCCGGTCCTGGATCGAGGGTTATTCCTAGAGGCATGGGGTATGTAAATAACTCGGATAGACAAACATTTGCCTCTGTCGTTTCTAGGTACTTAAAGACGGCCACCAGAATCGAAGAGATTGAGTCGGCCACAGGGCCGGAGGTCCACGGAAAATCTCAGGGCCTCCCTATAAAGCTCCGGAGAGTAGATAGGCGCAATGGGTTGTGGTTGTTTGACGTGACTGGGAAAACAGGAACCTACAGAGTTCGGGTAAAGCCTTTGCGTAAAGGCAACCTCTCCCGAGTAAGTAAAGCCGACGTAAAGTTATCCTGCTCCTGCCCATTTTGGCGGTGGCAGGGACCTGAGCATTGGGCCAAAACGAATGGTTATTTATATGGGCGGCCCCGAGGAACTGCTTCAACTCCGGACGTGAAAGACCCAAGTAGTAAACATTGGGCCTGTAAGCATGTTCTGGCAGTTATCCGGCGTGCCAAAGATTGGGATATCCCCAAGAAAAGAAAAAGTTCGGAAGAAGTTCTGCCTCGTTATCTCTCTAATAGTATTGCTATGGGTAGAGTAGTTATTGGGTACTCAGAGTACGAGGATGTTCTTGAGTCCGTGGTGAATAGACACCTTAGGAAAATTTAATGCCTATTTATTCTTTTAGCTGTGAAACCTGTGGAGAAGAAGTAGACCGTATGCTTCCCCTTTCTGAGTACAACACCCCACAGTTTTGTGGGTGCGCTGAAGAAGCTCTCCTGAAGAGGGTTATTGCTCCCGTTGGTTTTATTCTAAAGGGAGATAGTTGGCCCGGTAAGAACATGAAGATTAACGCTCAGATGAAAGAAAAGAACCGGAGACTGACGGCTAGGCAGAATCAGATGAAGAGGGATGCCCCCGCAGTGACCTTAGCTCCAAATGTAGATGGGGAGCGGTGCGATTCTTGGTCGGACGCTAAGAAGTTAGCTGCTTCTAAAGGTAAAGATACGACCTCTTATGAGTCCCGGATTCGGAAAGAGAAGGCGGGTGCTCTGTGATAAATATCATCGAAAGAACAAAGAATTTTATTGATATTACCATCCCTGTTGAAGAGGGTGTCACCTCTTATCGCCTTCTGGGACATAGAACTTTAATGGGTGCTTTTGGCAATAATGGTGCCGATTGTGTTCAGTTTATTCAGTTACGCTCTGGGGCTAATTTTCGGTCTCCTGCTTTAACTAGAAGGGGCTTAGGCCATGTGGATGAAGTCCACAGGGGCGTGACGAGAGTCCGCTTTGATATTGAAGAGTTTTCAGGGGGTGGGAATGTGCTGCCTTCTGATGACGAGTTCTTATTCTTGAGGGTCCAAGAATTACACTCTGCGGTAGGTGCTTGGAGATTTGTAAATCCTATCTTTATCATCCCACCTTGGAATTTCTTTTCTAGCCCGCAGCCTGTGATAACTGTATCTGGGGTTACAGGGGCCTCTAAGTCGGGGACTCTTATAGAAGCTGCGGGAAATTACCCCACAGATTTTGACCCTGCTACCGTAGGGGCGGGTCCATTGCACTTTGTACTTCCCAGACCTTTTCAAACATTCTCAGTAACGAACCCTGCTAGCGCAGCAGATGCTGGGGATGATGAGCTTTTTGTTTCCTTTGGTCCTAATCAGATCCCGCAAATAGTAAATGTTGCGGCAACTGATGGGTTGTACGGAGCGTTTGAGAAGGATGTCATTGTGGAGGCCCGAAAGGCCAACCTTCCTTTCTCCTTTTCCTTCGCAATTGCTAATAGTGGATAATAGTTTTTTTATAAGCCGGTCAAGGTAAGTGCTTTGTTCAAAAACAATTGCATAAAGTCAGACCGCGAAACGGAGAGAACAACATGCCTTACCTGATTATGGCGAGAACGGACATTGCGTCTTTGCAGGTTCCAGACCTCAGTCCAAATAACTCGCAGAAAACCATTTTTGAGGTGTCTCTACCCGGTCAGACTGGGTATGTGTCAGCACCTTCTATCAACGAACCTCGATTGGGACTCGCCTCGGCTGGATCTTCGGGTGTGTTGGAAGGAGCCTTTTCCTTGACCAAGGATTTAGAAGGCTTCTCGGCATATCTGGTGGACAAGGTTGAGCCCGGTGGTGCGGCGGCAGCGTCGATTACCATCGAGATCTCAGGGCTTGCTGCTGCGGATGAGACGATAACTTTCACGTCTTCCGCTGGTGACGGTACCACCTTCACTATGACGGCTGGTGTTGATTTCGTTGCAGACCCTCTTGATGATCCGACCACGGCTGCTAATATCGCCGCCTTCCTAGAGGCTGATGACCTCGGTCTTCAGGCGGCTATCGGTGGGACGGTCACGGCTGCGGCTGACGGTGCTGAGGTTACAATCACCTCGGACGTTCTGGGGGCTCAAGGGTCTTTAATCGTTCTTGGTACAAGCGATGAGGATATGGTCTCAATTCCATCTCCTTACCGACTTTCCCGACCTACCGAGCGATGGAGCCTCGCAGACTGTCAAGGAGCTTACGATGCGCTTTTGGCTCTCGTGGCAGCCGGTGATGACCTGACAGCCGCCGCTATGAATACCGCAATTGCTACTGTTATTGCGGATACTGACATGGATGGCGATGCTGGAACTTCTCAATCGACCGGTGATGTAGAAGAGATGGTTTCCGTACTTGCTGGTCGTGGGTATCAAATTGACCGGGGCACGGCTGTTTACGCCGCTGGTGGCCAATTTGTTATTGCGAACCAGGGTGGTTTTACGACATCGGTTTCTGTTGTTGACCCTAGTTTGATTTCTGGCATCAACGGTGCTGCTTCAATTGTCTCTCAAGACCGTGAGGTTGATGCCGTTGTTTATTTTGCGTCTGGAGCCTCTCTAGATAACTCAATCGCCTCTGGTGCTCTTGCTGGGCTTACTGCTGCTGGATTTGGTATGAACACGGCTCGTTACCGCAATACCGGTAAAAAGTTTGTTCCACGGCTCAACACGCAAGTTGCTACAGTTGGTGCCGATGAATCTGTAACCCCGTTCAATACTGACGGTGGCAGTCCTGCTGTCCGAGTATATGACGATGACGGCACTAACCTAGCCTAAGGAGAGACGAAAAATGGCTTACGTTTTACTTCTAAGGACTGACATCCCAGACGGCACTTTGCAGGTTTTGGATCTCGCTCCTAATAGTTCCCAAGTAAAAGGGAACCCTGTTCATGGAACCCCTCAAAGTGGCGCTTCTCGCTACTTGTCTGATGGTAGTGATGTTAGAGTTTTCAACTCTGACCGAGCTACTGATGACGCAGAGAATCTAGTTGCGGCTGACTCTGATGGTGACGCAGCTAATGACTGTAACGTCACCGCAGCGGCTCATACGGGCCTTTCAGCTTACCTGCAAGAAAGAGTGCAGGCGGGCGGAGTTGCGGCAGGTGATGCTGGCGCGTTTACGGCGGCTCAGGCTAACAACGCCTCGGCAGCGGTCTTAGCGCTCGTGGGTAGTGACATGAACATTACCGCGATTAATACCGCACTCTCTACGATTGTGGCGGACACTGATTTGGATGGTGCTGCTGCCCTTTCCTTGTCGTTTGGTTCAGTGGCGGAGGTCCTTCGGATTCTTTCCGGTGACTTGTACACCGTAGCGGCTGATACTATCGTTACTAATATAGCGGGTGAGTTCCTTACCGAGGATCAGCGAGATGCTTTAGTGGCTGCTCAGTCCGCTTCGGCAGACCATTCTTCTACTGGTAGCTTTTCTCAGGAGACTCGATCAAGTGCGGACAACGCCTCGACGGCTCTCTCGGCTCGAAGCGGCCAGTTAGCTACCTTGAAGGATGCCAGCTTTGAGTATCTTGGGGTTGCTGGTGCTGCGGTTGCTGTCTATGACGATGATGGCAATGTTCTGTAGTTCTCTATAGATTTCCGAACAAAGAAAGCCTTTTCATCGAATCGATGGAAGGGCTTTCTTTTTATCTGGGTAGAATCACTATAGGACTCCCCATGTAGATGTCGGAGTCTGCCCTAAAATAGATATATGGAGAAAAGACATGGACAAGGCAACCACCCACGCTACTCAGACGTACCGGACTTCTGATTTGTATTATGCAGCATACCTTCGGACTGCTGGAGTGCCTCTTGTGGAGTCTGTTCGAGAAGGCGGTCGGGTTTTCTTTGTTTTCGAGAAGTCGGAATCTATCACTGAATTAAAGAAGCAATATTTCAACAGAACGAGTCGAGTTGCTGCTCTTACTTACGCAGATGAGATTCGGTCTATGAAGGCCCTTACCCATATGGGCTGAGTAGAAGGTTGATTCGTGGCAGATAGAGCGATCATAGGGAAACCATACGTATTCCAAGTGCTATTCTTGGATGGGGATGCACAGCCTTTTCTTGAGGCTGTTCCGACAATTGAGGTCTTTTCGTTTAATTCGGAAGGGGAAAAGGTCACCTATATAGATGATGTCGCCATGACAGCATCGGAAAATGAGGCGGGCCGTTACACATACGTTTTTGACGTTGCTTCTGATTTCTCTGACGGTGACATAATTTATGGTCAGGTCCGGGCTATAAATCCCTTCAATGATGAGGTTATCCTTGGGGAGTTAATCGTTAATTTAGCTTCGTCATCTTCAAGTTCTTCTGGCTCTGTTTCAGGTTTACGCGCCCAGTTTGTTAAGGGCGGATAATAATTGGAGTGGAAAGTGGAAGATTCTAAAGTTGTGAGCATCACTGATTTCCGCTTGGCTGGTTTTCTTGTTGCCCGTGGGGCTAAGTTTTTAGGTACTACCGTCAACTCTAAGGGTGAGGTTGTATTTAGGTTTTGTGCCCAAGAGGGAGAACATTCTGCTTCTACGCTTCTTACTCAATACCCTGGTTCCCCAGAACAGTCTTATGACTCGGCCTGCAAAACGATGCACGATCTGGTCAAAGTTGCTTTATTGAACCGTAGCAAATGAGAAAAATCTCAATGGATAGGTTATGAGTCGTAAACATAAGAGGAAGAGTGTTGAGAGAAATCGTCAGAGACGACAACATCTTAAAAATCAAAAACGCAAAGCGAGAAAGAAAGAAGCTCGCAAGCATGGAAATCAAAGGAGTCGAAAAATGGAAATCAAAGGTTTTGAAGAAAAGCTGGCGGAGCTTCAGAAAAAGCACGACAAGCTGATCGAAGAAGCAAACGCTGTTGTAGCTGAGTCCCGAGAGGAAGTTATTGAGGTCTTGAAGAAATCCAAGACTGAAGATGGCGAGAATTGCTTTGAGGCTGTTCAGAAGATGGAAGAGGCTCGAAACGAAAAGGTCGAGGTGTTCAACAAGGACATCATGGCTATTCGAGAGCAAGCACAGGCGCTTCAGCAGGTATTTGCTATGAGTCAGCAGGAAGAGGCTCCGGCTGAAGAAGCCGCTGAAGAAGCCGCTGAAGAAGCCGCTGAAGAAGCCGCTGAAGAAGCGTGCGAGAACGAAGACTGCGAAGACGAAGACTGCGAAGACGAAGACTGTGGAGAAGACGCTAAAGAGGCGTGTGAAGAAGAAGACTGCGAAAAAGAAGATTGTGAAGATCACGAAGAAGAATAATTTTCGCGTTCTTTAACTCTTCCTGGCTCCGTGTGACGGAGGGGGTCACAACCCCTCCGTATACTTCTTTCAAAAAAACCCGGTACCTCACCTATATTTGTTCGCATAGGTGATACCGGGTTTATTTTATACCCTTCTGATATTTTATTGATATAATCTTCAATAGATTGCCTATATTTGATCCGATAGGTTGAAGCCTGCTGATATAGGCTCATCTTATTTATATCATATCAAGTTATCGATTCCTTATTTATCGATCCCCTTATTCTATCTTTTGTGGGCTGTGTGCGCGGTTGCACCGGTCTGTCTCATTTTATCTAAACAAAAATTCTAAACCAAAGGGGTTTAAATTATGGCTGCAACAAGACCAACCCATCAGTCAGGGCTTTTAGCTTATACTGATGATCATAAAAGACCGGTAAAATTTAATCCGGGCATTGTCGGCGCAGGTGACGATAATGAACAATTCTGGTCACTTACTTGTGATAACATCACACTTAAGCAAACCAATCTTACTTTACAGTCGCAAGCTGGCAATGATTCCAATGTCAAATTGGAAATCAAAGACGCACCAGTCGGCGGCTCTGCTACTGGATACACCCTATTCGTAAACCATAAGGGTGCTAAGCAGTACGGATACAAAGACGAAAACGGCTCCAGCGCTGATGACTTCTCTTACACGATGAAGCACGAAGCTGGTGGCGCTGGTTTCGACCACCTCTTCCAAGGTGGCGTTAAAGTCCAAGGTGCTGCTCGCTGGGAAGGCGACATGGACATTTGGGGTGGCCAGTCTACTCCATCACGAAAGGCTCTTCTAGAGGCTGATACTGGTGACCTTTGGCTCGCCGGTCACCTTGAAGTTGACAGCTTTGCGCACCTCGGTGCTGAATTAACTGGCGTTTCTGGCACCTATAAGCGTCCTTTCCAGGTTGCTGCTGACGGTACTCTTGCCATCTACAAGGCCGCTGATGGTGCTATGTCCGAGATGCTCTCCGTTAATAGCTCAAACGGTGACGTATCTGCTAAGGGTATCCTCTCAATTGGTGCTCTTGTCGGGTCTTCCAACCCAGTTTCCCCGTTCTCGGTGAGTACTGCTGGTCGTATCTCCATCAAGAAGGGTGATGACAAGGACGAGAAGTTCAGTGTTGACGATGATGGTAACATTGCCACCAAGGGTTACA